CGAAAGATTGGGGCTTTTTTTATGTCCAAATCCTGCTATATCTCTGCCCCTAACTATGCCACAGAGCAAGGGAGAGCAGAATGGAAATACAATTACTCAAAACATTATTAACAAAAGACTGTTACAATAGCACAAAGCCCCGACTTAGAAGATCAATATTTTCAGATGAAACGGGCAGCTTATATAATCTTCTTGGTGCAACCCATAACAAGTATGACACAGATATAACTGCAGATGATCTTTACGGGATCTGGTTGTCAGAAAACCCTGTCGCCACTACCTCAGAGATTGGTGATTTTCGTGATACGATTGATGAACTTAAATATGCAGATCCTATCACCCCTGACATAGCTACTGACATCATTGAGAACCTATGGCGGCGTGAGATAGGCAGAGATATTGCCAATCTTGGCCTGAATATGTCTGAGGGTGACCTGTCGGCTATGACACGGCTGCAGTCATTACTTGAGCGCACCAAAGACAGCTATATGCCTGACAACTTTGGTGAGCCAACTACGGATGATATTTATGAACTACTAGCGGAAACCTCAGATGAAAACCGTTATAAGTTTAATATCGAAACGCTTGCCCGTAATGTTTATGGTATAGGGCCATCAGAATTCGGGATAGTCTTTGCCCGTCCTGAAACAGGTAAGTCAGCTTTTGTTATCAGCATAGTTGCAGGCCCTGGCGGCTTTTGCCAACAAGGCGCAACTGTCCTTTACTTAGGTAACGAAGAGAAAACCACCCGTACTAAACTGCGGGCTATACAAGCCTGTTCAGGTATGACCCGTGAGCAGATAGCCGACAACCCTGATCTGGCTATGAGCAAATACCTATCAATCAAAGACCGCCTGATAATGAAAGACGTGCAGGAATGGGATCTGGATACGATTAACTCTTATTGTGAGAAGATTAAGCCTGATATCATTATCGTAGACCAAGCGGATAAAATTAATATTGCTGGCAACTACAACGCCAGCCATGAGCGTATTCGTGAACTCTATCGATCACTACGGGAACTAGCCAAGCGACACGATGCTGCCCTGCTAGGTGTAAGCCAAGCGTCTGCAGATGCAGAAGGCCGTACTCGTATCGACTTCTCTATGCTGGAAGGCTCAAAGACAGGTAAGGCCGCAGAGGCAGATCTTATCATAGGTATAGGTAAGCATAACGGGGATGGTGACGATAACTCACCTAACCATGATCGTTTTCTAAACATCAGCAAAAACAAACTCAGCGGATATCACGGCTGCGTTCAATGCGTAATTTTACCAGAGGTGAGCCGCTATGCTGAGTGAAGATGATTTAAAAGAAGTCTATGAAATGCTTGAGAAGAACAAAGCAGAGTACAAGAAATCCCCATCCCCTGAAGTTAAGGATCTGTTGGATGAACAGTTTGATTTGATCCAAGCTTTTATTCTCAACCAAACCAAGATTGCCGCAAAGCTGGCAGGCTTTAAAGTATGAGAGTACTTGTACTCGACTTAGAAACCACCGTTAAGAAAATCGAGGGCAAGATTGATAACAGCCCCTTCAATCCACAGAATAAGTGTGTCTCAGCGCACTTTGGTTTTCTTGGGTGGGATACGGTAGACGAGGTGACTAACCTTGTCTTCCATCATAATGAAAAAGAAACTCCTGATAGCCGCAAGGCGTTAGAACATTCGTTAGAACAGGCTGATGTGCTAGTCGCACACAACGCCAAGTTTGATGTTGCATGGCTCATTGCTATGGGCTTCGACATACCAGAAAATGTATTCTGCACGATGCTTTGCGAATATATACTGGCAAAGGGTCAGAGACAGGAATTGTCGCTGAAAGCTACAGCGGAGCGAAGGGATGTAACCCGCAAGAAATCCGATCTGGTAGATGAACTGTTCAAGAGCGGTACGGGATTTGAGGCAATGCCCTTGGATACTGTTCTAGAATATGCAGAAGCTGATGTTATCTCCTGCGCTGAGATATATCTGGCCCAACAGAATGACCTAGCCCATGAAAGCAACAAATCGTTAAGTGAAACGATTAAGCTTACAAACGAAATGCTTCTGTTTCTTGTAGAGATAGAGGGCAACGGCATCAAAGTGGATCTGGATGTACTTGCAGGGATCAAAGAAGAGTTTCTTGCAGAGCAAACTGAATTAACCAAGCGCCTAGACGAAATTGTTGAGCAAGTGATGGGTGATACCGTCATAAATCTCAATAGCGGTCAGGACATGACACGGGTTGTTTATAGCCGTGAGGTTATTGATCGTGATGACCATCAACAGGTATGGAATATAGGCACAGATAGCAACAACAAGCCCCTGTTCCCACCTAGAATGAACAGATCACAGTTTAACGCTGCGGTAAGGGCCACTACACGGGTTGTATATAAGACAAATGCTGTTTGTTGTGATGCTTGTGATGGTAGGGCGTATATACAGAAGTATAAACAGAAGACCCGCCAAAAGAACGGTAAGAAGTATCGTGTTCAAGGTGAACCATATAAGAACCTGTCTAAATGCCCATCCTGTGCGGGTGTAGGAGCATTCTATCAGCCAAATGGTAAAGTAGCAGGCCTACGCCTTAACCCTACCATGCCCTCTGACGCTTCGATTAATGGCTTTAAGACCGACAAGGTTACTATCCAGCGTTTAATCTCTCAGGCAGAGGCCAAGGGCAATGATACCGCCGTTGAGTTTCTTACTAAGAGTAGCAGGCTAAACGCAGTCAGTGTGTATTTGGATTCTTTCGTTAAGGGCTTTGAAAATTGGACACGGGCAGATGGAATTCTGCATACCAATTTCACCCAGCACGTCACTGCAACAGGCCGACTATCTAGTACTTCTCCAAATATGCAGAACGCCCCAAAGCGTGGGTTTCCTGTGCGTAAGGCGGTCGTTAGTAGATTTGAAAACGGAACGATAGTTGAAAGTGATTTCAGTTCTGTTGAATTCGTTTTGGCTGGAGAATTATCCCGTGACCCTCAGATCATATCTGATGTTCAGACAGGCAAGGATCTACACAAACAGACTGCATCTATCATCTACCAGTGCAGTGAAGATGAAGTTACAAAAGACCGCCGCCAGGCTTCGAAGAAATTCTCTTTTGCTCCGATTTATGGAGGATTGGGGGCTGGAGAGGCAGATCACGTCAGATCGTATTTTTCAACTTTTTTTGAGATTTATGAAGGTCTTGGTGCGTATCACCGTAGGCTTGCAGACGGGGTTCTAAAGAATGGTATTGTGCAGATCCCATCTGGAAGACAGTTCTTTTGGCCTAACGTAGTTCGTAAGCGTGGTGGGCGTACAAGCCACTACACACAGATAGTAAATTACCCTGTGCAGTCCTCTGCCGCAGATTTGATGCTACTGTCCTGTGTTCGTGCGCTTCGTAAGTTCAGAGAACTTAAACTACGTTCTAAACTGATACTCACTGTCCATGACTCAATTGTCTCAGACGTCTATCCAGGCGAACTTGAGAAAGTCAAAGAGGCCCTGACATGGGCTATGGTGGACGTAACCAAAGAGGCTGAACAGCGTTGGAATTACACCTTCGCTCTGCCCCTAGAAATCGAAATATCAGGCGGCAAAAACTGGCTAGATCAAGTCGAATATGATTGACTTGTGCCACTTAGTTGTGCCACAATATAACTTCCAATAAAGAAAGGTTCTTAGATGAACGATATAACAACAGTTGATAGCATTGAGTTAGAGCAATTCGCCGATATTTTAGGCTCCGCAAGTGTCGGAGATTCCAGTGATGGCTTAGTTCGTGTACCAAAATTTGATCACCAGCATTCACCAGATGATGATGATGGAAACGTAATGCCCCGTGGCGAGTTTCGGCTTCATATGCCCGAAGGGATTGTCTACGCAAAGAAGCCCTTATTTAGGCCTCTGATGGCCCACATCCAGTATTATCTGTGGGAAGACGATAAGCTTACCAAATCACTGGTATGTAATAATTTGCGGGATGAAGCCCGTGATACGGCAGGCGGTATAGCGTGTGGAATGCCTGAATGGGAAGTTCGTGCGGAAGATAAAGAGTTACGGCAGAAATACAAAGATTGCCAACGGCGTGTGGTTCGTGGCTTGGTCACAATGGATGGTCATACACTAGACGGTTCGTCTGTTAAGATTGAAAACCAACCAGCCATTTACTTTGGTAAAGGCAGTACGAATTACGGCGGGTTTTTCAATGAATATATGAAGCTTTTGCCCAAACACGCAAATCTTCACGACTACCAATCTGAAATGTCCACTGAGCGGATGAAAGTTGGTGAAACCGTATTCTTTAAGATCCACTGGAAGCCGCTTCTTAACAACAAGCTTGCTCTTGATCGTGATGCGTTTGAAACAATGAAGGTTTTTGCACAAACCATTCGTGACGAAAACAAATACATCGATAAAGAACACTTTGCGAAGATGAAACAGGGCAGCATCGATACCAAGGCCATTAAAGCTTTGGGCGAAAGCCTTGACGATGATTTTGAAGATGTAGCATGAGCCTGCAGGCTGACATACACAAGGTCTTAGACCAGCTATCTAACAACGAAGGCGACACGCTGGATATTGATGATAGCTGGATCGAAGATGCGGGTGAGGCATTCAAAGATGCCTTACGCAGACAGTTTGCCAAGCGTGAGGATGAAGACTTTCGTCTTCGCATGTCCAACATCGGTAAACCCTTGTGCCAGCTACAGATGGCTAAAAGCGGCGCTACGAAGGAACGCAAAGACTACAACTTTATTATGCGGATGCTGCACGGTGATGCTGTTGAATGCATAATGGATGTGATCCTTAAAATCGCCAAGGCCAATATCACAGGCAGTAAGGATAAGGTTGCCTTAGAGTTAGAAGGTACAACCGTTAAAGGTGAAGATGATGTTGAGATAGACAATAAAGTCTATGATATCAAAACATGCTCTCCCTTTGCCTTTGAGCGTAAGTGGAAGATGGGGTTACCTGCCTTAAAAGCTAACGATGACTTTGGTTACGTTGGTCAGCTAGTTGGTTATTCAGAAGCCAAAAGCAAGAAAGCTGGTGGCTGGATTGTAGTATGCAAAAGCACTGGACAGGTTCTGGTGATGGATGCCGATTTCTCTAAAGATGAGAAGGATACAGTCCTGCAGGAAATGCAGATGAAGGCCACTGCGCTTAAAGAAGATTGGTCGTTTGATAGGTGTTTTGAGCCTGTCGATGACTTCTTCAATAAGAAATACACAGGCTCAAAAAAGCTTCCTGCATCTTGTAGCTGGTGCGACTTTAAAAAGTCATGCTGGCCCAAGGCCAAGCTACTTCCACAGCCCATGTCAAAGGCCAAAGAGCCTAAGAAAAACTGGTATGTCCAGTATGAGGGTGTGGAACTTTAAATGGCAATAACCCCGCAGTCTGCGAAAGCAAAAGGTCGCCGCCTGCAGCAATGGGTGAGAGACAGGCTCTACTCCACTTTCCCTAAGTTAGAAGACGGAGACATTCGCTCTACCAGCATGGGGGCTTCTGGAGAAGACCTGTTGTTCTCACCCGCCGCAAGACGCTGCTTTCCATACTCAGTGGAATGCAAAAACAATAAAAGTAATGCGATTTATAAAGTGATGGAACAGGCCATCAGCAACTGCCCCAAGGGCGCTACTCCACTAGCAATAATTAAGGCTGACCAGAAGAAGCCATTGGCGGTTGTGGATGCAGATCACTTTTTCAAATTGGCAAAAAGGAATAAAAAATGAATTCTAAATATCTTCCTAAAAATTCAGTCTCCTTGGTTGTATCTTTGGATGATGAAGGCCTGCCTGTTGTTGATGCGTATTCCAACCTTACAGACGAACAGACAGAAGACGAAAACACCTTTCTGGCTCTGTTACTTAAAGGCTTAGAGTTCAATGCCTATGCAGGCGGTAACCTGTTAGCGTCTATAGGTAACATCATGGCAATCCTAGATAAGTACGAAGAAAGCGATCTAGTATTTGAGCCTGACGAAGAACTGGTAGAGAAGCTTCAAGACGCCAAAATCATTCCTATCAACGGTAAACATAGGCCAAACTAATGGGTATGGATGACACTTGGTATGATCTTAACGAAGATCCAAACCCCACCTACGACATCACCCATGACCGTAAGAAGGTGGCATCAGATGGGCTGTCTACTTCATATTATCAGATCCCAGAACACGCCACTGAACTGCGGCATCTGATCAGTCACAAGGGCATGTCTAAAAGCCGTGGCGACATCTTCAAGGCTTGCTACAGGCTAGGTGAAAAGCAGGGCACAGACACGCTTTATGACCTGAACAAGATGAAGTTTTTCATCGAAGATTTAATCGAAATGCATAAGCGGGGAGAGCATCTATGAACATGCAGGATTATCAAACACAGGCCTCTAAAACCGCAATCTACAACGATGCGGATATCATCATTTATCCAGCATTGGGTATGTTGAGCGAGGCAGGTGAAGTTGCAGGTAAAATTAAAAAAGTCCTGCGTGATAAAAACGGAAATTTCGATCCTGTTGAGCGGGAGAAAATTGCCGAAGAAGTCGGTGATGTTCTTTGGTATCTTGCTGCACTTTGCACCGATTTAGATATCGGCATGGAAACCATCGCCCGGCGCAATCTGGATAAACTCAACAGCCGCATGGCCCGTGGGGTTATCTCAGGCAGCGGTGATCACAGGTGAAGTCTTATAGGGATCAAACATTCTGTGAGTGCGATTGCACCAA